AAAAAAGATCAACTGCGAGAAATTTTTTTATTGTATGCCGACAATGGTTTACAGGAATGGGAGAACCTTCAAGCAGAGATTGGGAGGTTGCGAAAAAGAAAGAAAGAACAACTACGTCAAGAGATGGAAGAACGAGAACAGATCAAGAAAGCTATTGGCATAGGTGTGCTTGTTGTCCTGGTATTATTATCTGTGGTGATATACGGAAAGATATTCAAATGGTTTTAACTAAGGAGGTAAAATGTTTCAAGCAATATTAGGTCCTGTTGCAAATCTTGTTGGAACTTATATTAAAGGTAAACAAGAAAAAGCTAAATTAAAGACTCAGGTAGAATTAACTAAACTTGAGGCAACAAAAAAACAAATAGAGAAAGATGGTAGTTGGAGTGAAAAAGCTATGGAAGCAAGTGCAGATTCTTGGAAAGACGAAGCTTGGACCTTAACCTTTATTGCTATAATTTTTGCCTCCTTCGTTCCCGCATTACAACCATATATGAAGGAGGGTTTTTTATTTCTTAAAAACGATTGTCCTGATTGGATATCGTACGGAATTTTGGCTTCGATAGCGGGATCATTCGGACTAAAAGGCATAAGTAAAATTAGAAAATAGGAGGATGTATGTTTAGTTTTTTGAAAAATATATTTGTCAAACCTAAGAAGAAATTAAAGATAACTCACTTACAGATCATGACAAAATCTGAGTTAGAAAAATTAGGTAGAAAGCATGGCATAGAATTAGATCGGAGATTTCGTAAGAATGATCTGGTTGATACTTTATTCAAACATTTAAAAGATAAATAGATATGTACGATAAATTAAAAGACAGAATAAAAATCCATGAAGGATTTAGGAATTATGTTTACAAAGATTCTTTGGGTAAACGAACAGTAGGCTATGGTCATTTATGTTTGGAAGATGAGAATTGGCAAGATGATAAGGAGTACGATATGAAACTTCTCGATGATTGTTTTGAATCAGATTTTAGTGATGCACTTGACGGAGCTGAAGATCTAATTGGATTTATGCCATTGTTACCAAAAGCAAAAGAGGTGATTGTTGAAATGGTATTTCAGTTAGGTAAAGGTGGTGTCAGTAAATTTAAAAAGATGTGGGAAGCATTGGCACAAGAAGATTACGCTGAAGCTGCTAATCAAATGCTCGATTCGAGGTGGCATAAACAAACCAAGTCCA